TTAACCATCGGAACTGCGGGTCATCCGTTGGGACTTTAGCGACTTTGGATAAGTAAACAAAAAATGGAGACTCATCAGGAGCTAAATCAGCAATTCTATCACTGAAATTATATAGCCGCCTTGATGGTATCACACTATCAATTACCGCACCGGGGTCACCAAACTTCAACGGGCCGGGATTATTATATGTTGCCATATTATATATCCTTCCTCAGTTTATTGTTTAAAGTACGCTATTACGACTGCCAGCTTTTACAATATTATCCCACATCTTATTTTCTTCAGATTTGGGAGAAGTTGGAGAGCCTCCTTGAAGGACTCCAGCTGTACGAGGCTGGTTTTGAGCAGCTTTCACTGCTTGTGCCGTCTCGGGGGCGTTACCTTTTTTATTAACGTCCCTATATAGCTTCACCAGATTCGATAACCCCACCTGTTCTTTCGGTTGAGTAACAAAACCCATAAACTCATTGATATCATTATCTGACATCTTGTATGTGTTGCGTAACTCATTCACAGTATTGTTGTACGTTATCTCCTCTGTCATTTGTCGTTTCTGCTCATCTAACGCATTGCTCACCACACTATTCATCAGTTGAACATCTTGGTTCATTCTGAATTTGAACGAGGGTGATTCTGCATTGTAGTAAGCATCCCAAGGGTTAAAATCCTCAGCAGGTAAACCTTGCTGAGTTTCTTGCTGCGGTTGCTGTTGTGGTTGTCCATTTATGTTTTTCTGTAAAACATCAACGAGGTCAGGTCTTGATTCTAACAAATCCCCCAGAGGTTCAAGCCTTTTAAGCTTTGCATTCTCTGCTTGGGTTCTGTCATACAATGACTGGAATTTGCGGGCTTCAACTTCCCACTCATTCTCTGGAATGGTTTCCTGTTTTACCTCTACTTCTGGCGCTGAAAAATCAACCGGCTCTTGCGATTCGAGAGATTCTGCATACTGTCCATCAGTTTCTGTTCTTACATCTTCAACTATATCTGGGCCGCTATCAACTAAACCGTCAGCTACGGGTTGGGCCTCTGTCTGTGCATTGTCCATTTGGTCTCCTTTAGATGTCTCTAAGCTTCTGGAGCTGAACTAGCATCTGCTCTAACATTTGCTAATTTCTCCGCTTCGAGCTTCACCTTTGTTTGTAGATTGTTTAACTGAACTCTTCTATCAGCTTTGGCGTCTGAAGCGATATCTGTAAGTCGAGATTTAAACTTTTCAACCTCAACCCTTTTCCTGTCGCTAACAGACTCCCTTTGGGCAGTCTGGAGGTCTCCCTCCAAATTCTTTATTTGCTCTCCCATCGCCTGAACCTGCTGCATAAGCAGGTTCTTCTCATCGGTTCGGCGTAGGATAGCTTCTTTATCAAATATTTCTGGATTCTTCTTTAAGACTTCTACCTTGTCAACGATACCCATTTGGTATGCTTCCATGTAAACACCAAGCTCCGCCCACTTATTCGTAGGCAGGGTAGAACCCGGTTCAATTCTTAAATCATGTTGTCCTAAATTGTGTCGTTCTTTTTTAATATCCAATATAGCGCCAATCTTATCATCATAATGATTGACCATTACTTCGGTCATGTCATTGTTTGCGCTATTAAGACGGAAAATTTTCTTATAAGTATAATGACCTTTAGCTAGGTTATATAATACCTGACCCAACCTATTGATGCTAAACTCAATATCCCTCAACTTTGACTTGGGTCTTTCAGTTCCAAGAGCAATCATTCTTTCAGTACCCTTAACTGTCTCGGGTGCTTTTTCTGCAAACCCGTGCATCATCTCGGGTAACCCAAATGTGAAATCAATATAGAACTCACACTGTTGAATTAGTTTATAAAACTCTCCAGCCAATGGCTGAGGGGCTGGGAAATGTGGTTCTCCCTGTGTAGAGTCTACCTCTATAACCGCATTGGGATTAGCCCAATCTCTTTCCAACTGACCCAAGTCCTCCACACTGCCTAGAGGTACTAACAGTTTTAACCCGCCAGATGCCTGAGCATGAGAAAGAGCCAGCGACCAAAGCTTATTAAGTAGGCGCTGCATTGGACGAGCCCTTGATACATCTGACTTGGGATAAGGTGTCTCTGTAAATAAATTTGGGATAGGTACGACTGGATACTGGTCGGTGTTAAGGATGGTCTCATAGAGAACGACTTGACCAATACTGGCACACACTTTAACCCGGGTCTGTTTAACTGGAATAACCTCATATTGGCTGGCCTCTAACTGCTCACGGTTATTTTCCAGAAACTCTTGGTACTCATCCTCACTAAAGACCGCCTCTTCACCAGTCTGTATATCTATCACGCGGTAAAAGTCAACCTTTACCTTGTAGAATCTTTCTAAAATCTGATACTTACTTCTTTCAAAGTAATCTAAATCCGTTACCTCTGCGGGGGTAAAGACATTCTTACTGTTGCTATTCATAGCACTGGGGTAATCTTCCTCCAAATAAGTATCAAGGTCTTGGATGATTCCTAATTCTTTTTCTCCTGTTTCTGGATTCTCTTGCTCGCCTAATTCTGGGTAGAGGCCGACGACTTGTTCACCCGTGAGGATTGTAGAGAGGATAACACCTTCGGCGTCATCATACCATCTATTGCGAGTATTCGGAGAGACATATACCCTGAACGGATTGACGTAAGTGAACTTGACATCGCCTCTACCGAAATCTGATTCAGGGTCTACATAAGCATATAAATACCCCATGCCGGTAGTGGCATAATCGTGAATAGCCTGCTTTAACTGCCAGTCCCCATTTGAGTTTCCCCAAACATATCCCATAATTGTTCTCCATACAGAAGCAACCTTCACATCAGAGTCTTCTCTCGGGGTCATCGTAAAGGCGGGTGGTCTGGAAGTTAAAACTGCTTTAAATTTTTCAATAGCTGGCCCAATTCTATCCATTGGCACGTCAGCTTGATTGCGGGACTGTAATTCATCTACCTCTTCACTGGTAAAATGATTCCCATGATAAAAGTCTACATCATATCTGGCTTCTGTATCCCAAGAGCTGCGGGCATTTCGCCAGCGTCGGTATAAATCCCGATTATATTCTGCTCTTTTATCTGTGTCCAATGTCATTAATCATCCTCATTGGTTAGTCGCTGCACTAAAGCTCTGTTGATTAAACCTTTAACCTGCGGATTTAAAGTTTGGGGTGCTATCCCCTTTCTAAACAAAGCGGCTTGTTGCCTTTTAGACAATGGCGTTTCCATTCCAAAAGATGGAAGATACGCTGTGGATAGCTTTGGTATCTCAAGCTGGGCTTTTGTTTGCCCCTCGCCACCAAAAATGCTATATATGTCTACCGGCTTAACTCTCTTATCTTGACCCGCGGCTGCCATTAAAGAGTCACTAGCTTGAGGCGGCCCTCCATACTCCATTATCGCCTCAAACTCAGGGCGGCTTATAGAACCGAGTTGCGGCATACCTGTCACCTCTCCCATGTTCTCGGGGCCCATTCTCCCTAACGGTTGCCCCACCCCAACCTGACCACCATTCGCATACATTACAGGGCCACCCTGCCTCATCTTTTTGCGACCAGCTCTAGGCATCTTGGACTTGTCCATTTGTTGTTTTAATCTAATAGAGTCTAAAACGGTATTAATAGTGTCTCCCGTGAACGGATTAATGCTTTCATTGACATTACGCATCCTGATTACTTTTAAAAGGCTGTCCATATCTGCGGGTACGGGTGGGCCATATACTTCAGGATTTCTTAATTCTTGCT